GTTGCCCCCCACGCCACCGCTGGCCGCTGTCACGCTGTCGCTGCGTCGTCCGCCGCCGCCGCCACCGCCGCCCGAAATGATGAGGTAGTCCACGCGCTTGGCTCCGGTGGGTTTGGTCCACGTTCCGTTGGAGGTGTATACGTCTGTTTGGGTTCTTAGGTCGCTAGTCAGCGCCACAGTTCCAGAAGCACCTCTAAAATCATATTGGGCTGCTACACCACCGTTAAAGAGGTGCTGTATAAACACACCCGGTTCGTCTACGCCAAGCGTAGCGCCCCATCTACTTGACGAAACCTCATGTGCGGGGTCGTAATCTTCCTCGCTAGAATAGCTTAAAACCGCAAAAAGGGGATCTGGCGCCGTGCTGAGTCCCGCGAAACGTCCAAGCAATGAATCACCATTGAGTCCGAGAACCAATTTATTTATCGGATCATTGGTGGAAAGCACCGCCAGTTGTGGGCTACCCAAGATTATCGTTCCGCTGGCGTTTGGGACCGTCAGCGTGCGTGTTGTCGAAGCAGAGATGCCGGAAAGCTGGAACTTGAGATTCTTCGACGTGTCAGCATTATCGTAGAGGGTAAAGTTAGCGTCCGAGAACACATCCGGCATGGTCCCGGCGTAGGTGTAGTCGGCGTCCCGGCTGACTCCTAAGGTCGCGGTGCGGATGTAGATGCCGGCCGGCTTGTTGCCGCCGGTGAAGAAAGTGCCGGTCGCCGTGCGCACTAACCATGCGCTGTCCAGCGGCGCCGTGCCGTCGAGCGGCAGGTTGGCATAGGCTGCCACCTCGCCGTCGATATACGACGCGGCCGCGCCTGTCCCTGTCTGGTCAAACGTGCCCGAAAATGGATTGAACTTAAACGGCATTGTTAGGATCGCGTCACAGTAAGCAGCTTTGCGTCATCGGAAGATGGCACGCCGCCAACGTAGGCCAGCGTGAGCGTGGCCACCGTAGTGCCGGCCGCGCCGCCGGTCTTGTAAATGACGGTCGCAATGTTGTTCGTGCTGCCGTGGTATCCGATTGATACGGCGTCGTGCTGCGGGATGTTTAGCCCGGCGATATTGCGGACTGAGACGTTGGGGAAGGCTGACATTATAAGTATAGGATAAACGTGCTAATTTCGCTATAAATCAGGCGGCTTGCGCGCCTCCGAGTTGCTGCTGCTGCGCCATCTTTTGCAGCGCTGGTTGCGCTCCGGTGCGGCCGATGACGGCGTTCTGCTGCTGCTGTAATTGGAACTGGAAAGCCTGCGCTCGGGCGTCGATCATCTTGCGGAAGATCTCGTCCTGCTGGTAGCGCTGCTGCACCGCAGGGTTGCTCTGGATGATGCCTTGCAGCGTCTGCAATCGCACCTGCGCGTTCTGCCCTCCCTCCTTGAGCGGAGGCTCGGCGCCGGCGCTGATCTTGGCGAAGGCTGCCTGCTCGTCTTCCTGCTCCTGCTGCGTGGCGGCTCCGATGTCCTGTATGAGCATAGACGCCATGTTGGGATCGACGGCTTGAAACATGTATTTAATGAGGCCAACTCGGTCGATGACGCCGAAGCTGTCCATCGGGACTAAAATCTTTGCAAGATAGTCGAGCTTTGCTCCGAGGGCTTCGGCATCAAGCATACGAGCATCGAACTCGGCAGTGATGTCAAAGCGGCCGCGAATGTCCTGCGGCGATGCGCTGAACGGAAGCTGGTTGCCGGTGACGCGGGCGTCCTCGTCGGGCGTCATGTATTGCTGCGCCAATGCCATCGTCTGGATGACGCAGAGCTTCATGTCGAGGAGCCATGAGTCGATTAGCTCCTGCGTGTGCAGCATGCTCATCTGTGGCGGGACACCATCGGCCATGCGCCCAAAGTAGTTATTCACGTCAAGCCTTGTAGCGTTCTCTACCTCAATGCTGCCTTGGTCGAAGCGAGGCGGGTCCATCCATCCAATCTCGCCGGGGCGGCGCTCGGGAATCTGGACTCCGGGGCCAAGCACTAGGTCAAACTTCCCGCGATTGGCCGGCACCCTGATTGGCGGAAGGATGCTGATAGATGCTCGGTCGGCGCGGTAGTCGCGCTGAATCTTGATCTCTTCCTGCGCGGTCTGGGTGATCTCGGGAATGCCTCGGCTTTCCAGAATCGCGCGCGTGCTGCGCTCGCGGGGAAGCTCCACAAATGGATACAAGCCGTGAGCGTAGGGCAGCAACTCATGAACGGCCGCCTTGTCCGGCACATGGTAGCTGATGACAGATCGCATGACCCTGACGGCGTCTGTCTTGGGGTCGTTCTCCTTGCGGTAGACGTGCCAGACCTCGATCAAGTCGCGCATCTGTTCGTAGAGAAATTGGTCGGATCGGTGCAGGTTGAGGTTGATCCGCTTTAGCTCGCCCTTGTGCTTTACGGCGCGCTCAACCCAATCCTCGTCCCATCCCTCAACGGCGCCCCGCTCGCGCAACTCCACCTCGTTGAGCAATTCTCTGCGGGCAACGAACGAGGCGCGTTGAAGAGAGAAGGTTTGGATGGGGAAGATGATGTCTTCCCATGCCTCTAGCGCAGTCCAGACGGGCTTGGATTCAAAGATGTAGGGTGACTCCCACTCGACTTCGCCCTTGTCGCGCAGGGCTCTTACCTTGGCAACGGTGCCCAGCTCTGGAACAACCTGACCAAGAAGCTCGGCGGCTGTCTCCTCTTGGAGCGGGTCCATGACAACTTGCAGCATGGCCGCAAGGTTGGGATCTTGGGAGTCCTGCACCATCGCTTGCGCCTCTTCCAAGGAGAATCGCTTGATCTCTGTCCTTGTGGTGCGCTGCCAATCAACGGCCATGACGGATAATCCGTAAGTCTCCCGAAACTCTGCTGCGAGGCGAACCTCACGGCGAAGGTCGTCCAAGCAATGCTGGAACAAGAGCCACTTAAGAACCGTCTCGGCGGCCTGCTTCTTGTCGGCGTCCATGCTCTCCACCGGCTGGACCTGCACGCGACTCTTGAAGAAGGCGTTGGTCATGATCGTGCAGTGATCCTTGACGATGTTGTCGGCCAGTCGAACACGGCAATCTGAAGCAGATTCCCAAGGCCAAGGCTCTTTGCCGCTGGCGCTGCGGTGCTTGCGCCCGTCTTCGCTCTGCCCCGGCCAGACGCAATAGCGGGTATTCCAGTTGCGCAGCTTGCGCTGGATATACGGCGACCCATCGGCGTCCGCTTGGTCGATTTCGCTAAGAATGTCGCGGATCTTGTCGCGGTCGGGTGTTTCGATCATGGACAGATGCCGGTAATTTGACTCGGTCGGTAGCCGACCATCGGCTTGCGGCCCGTGTAGTTGACTGCCGTTGTGGGGAAGCGTTTTCTGAAGTCGTTGCGGAAGCCCTTATCTTTCCAGCATCCCGGCTCGGCGGTTTCCCATGCGTGATACACGTCAGCGTCTACGCTCATGACGTGCTGGCCTACACCCTCAACCGAACAATGCTCTATGCGGTCGGACGCCTCTTTGATCCGCGCCTGCCGTGTGGCGGCAAGGGCGGCTTTGGCGTTCCAACCAGCTACTAGCTCATCGCGGACAAGGGATGCCATCTCGTCGCCTAAGTCGGCGACAAACTCTTGCCAGATTTGGGACATCCTAACTGCTGCGCCGCCAGACAAGAAGGCTGACGGCGCAGAGTGTTAAGACGTAGTCTTAGAGGTTGGCCAGCTTGTTCACGCTGAAGAAGAAATGAACTTCTCCCGCGTTGAGGTCCGACAGGCTCTTCGCTGACATCGCTGCAAACGAGGCGGCAACCGTGCTGGAGCTTGTGGCTGTCAGCGGGGCGGTCGCGGTGTGCGCTTTGTAGAAGATCTCCGTGCCATTCAAGTTTGTCTCGGTCGCGCTGATGAGTGCGGAACCGGCAGCGTTGGTGGTAACGGCGGTCGTGTTGAACCCGCTGTCAGCCGTGTTTTGGAATGGCGTGATGAGCTTGTAAGCGCCTGCACGGACGACATCGCCAGCGGCGAGCGTGAGCAGGGTGATGGACTGTGCCGTGTTGGCGGTGGTCTCCGTCAGGTCAACGTGGTCAACGATGGCCTTGTGGGTGT